TCATGGCGATTGGGCAATTCCTCAGCCAAGCGGCCCCGCTGGTGCAGAATATGCCGGGCAGCCTGCCCTACTTGCTCAAGATGGTGCAGTGGGTGGCGGCGGCATTCCGTGGCGCAGACGACATTGAGACTGTGTTGGACGAGGCGATGCAGGCCGCAGGGCAGATGGGCCAGCAACCTCCGCAAGAGCCCCCACCCCCGCCGGACCACAGTGTGGAGGTTGCCCAGATCAAAGCTCAGTCTGACAAGTACAAGACTGACAAGGACAACGAGACCAAGATCCTCATTGCCCAAGGGCAGGCAGAGCTGGAAGGCCAGCGGGCGCAGGAACAGGCTGGCCGGGACCGAGAAGGCAAGCAGATGGAGTTCGACTTTAAGCGGGAAGAGCGCCAGCTTGCCCAGCAGGAGGAAGATATGGGCTTGGAGAAGGCTACGGCCCCCATCATGGAGGGGCTGCAGCAGCTTGGGCAACTCAACATCCAGATTGCTGAGCAGCAGGGGCAGCAACTACAGGCCGTGCAGCAGCAACTGATGGAACTCGCCAAGCTGGCCCGCGCCAAGCGTAGGCGCACCCCCACCTACGACGCCGCAGGGGACATCGTAGACGTGACTGATGAAATGATCGAACCCGAGGAGGCTGAGAATGGAAGCGTTGAAGTTTAAGGGCACCTATCACGTCGAGTGCTACGGCCCGGACGGGCAGCTCAAGTGGTCGGACGTCATCCACAATCTGGTCACTACGGTAGGCAAGAACTTGGCCCTGGACACCATCCTGGGTAACAGCGCAGCCGGCGCTGTGGTGATGGGCCTGAAGGGCACCGGCAGCGCTGCAGCGGGGGACACGCAAGCGTCCCACGCAGGGTGGCTGGAGCAAGGCTTGGCGAATGCCCCCACCTACACGGGCAACCGGCCGACGCCGAGCTTCAGCGCTGCCAGTGCGGGCAGCAAGGCGACTTCCGCAGCGGTTAGTTTCGCCATCACCAGCAGTGGCACGGTCTCGGGCTGCTTTATCAACATTGGGGGGTCCGCCACCAAGGACAACACGACGGGCACGCTGTTCTCCGCTGGTGACTTCAGCGGGGGCAACAAGACTGTGGCGAACCTAGACACGATCAACGTAACCTACACGCTGACTGCCTAACCATGCCTATCGTATCTAGCAGCTACACAGTCGGCCCCTTAGAGGCATGCGGGCGCCGCTGGGTGCGTGAGGTACATACAGATGACCTAGGGGCTGTGCACCTGCGCGACTACTTGAGCCCGGACGGAGCGACAGACAGGGACGCAATCATGGCTGCCCGTGCGCTGTCGATTAGTGATGAGCTGGCCGAGGCAGAAGCTGGAGGTATTCTTGGCACTTAATCTCAGACACCAGACTGCCGCGCAGTTTGCCTCCAGATTCTGGGCGCGGGTGCGGGGTGCTCAGCATACAAACAAGCTGGAGTTTCACAGGCTTATGTGGCGCCTGTGGGAATTAGTTGATCAAAACGGCGACGTGACGCACACGCAGGCGCGCAACTCCTATAACAACGCGTTCGGCAAAAGCCTTACTGCGCCGCAGTGGACCACGCTCTGGAATGCCAGGGTAATCCCCGCAAAGGATCGTTACCTAGCACTGCTGGCTGAGGGCAATATCGATGGCTAACATTTATGTCAACTCAGTAGACGGCAATAACGCGGATAGCGGCGCCACCTGGGCACTGGCAAAGGCCGACCTTACTGGCGCTGCGGCAATTGACACGGCAGGGGACACGATCTGGGTCAGCGACAACCACGCCGAGAGCACTGCTGGCGCGGTGACCATAGCCCTAGCCGGCACGCCGGCCAGCCCGACTCGCGTACTGTGCGGCGATGACTCGGCAGAGCCGCCGACTGCGCTTGCGACGACGGGCGCAGTGACAGTATCGACTAACGCAGCACTGACAATCTCCGGCTCTGCGTATGTGTACGGCCTGACATTCACAAGCGGCGGAACAGTCGTCATGAATGGCGGCAGCGCGAACGCGGCGACCGAATTTGACACATGCAAATTTGCGACGACGAATGTGGGATCGTCTGGGCACATTGACACGGCAGGGACCGGGAACGTCACGAATAAAATCAAACTCAACAATTGCACATTCAATTTCTCGGGGTCCGCGAATTACATCCTTTTGAATGGTGCTGTGCGCATAAGTGGAGGTTCTTTTGCAGGGACATCCGCCACGCCGACCAATGTTTTTCGCTTCGCTGGCGACAGAACTGCGGGCTCCGTAGAGATTGACGGGCTTGACTTTTCTGCCCTGTCGTCAACAGTAAACATTTTTTTCGGAAGCACAACGTCTGTTCCCGCGCTCCGCGCTGTTTTGCGTAACTGCAAACTCCCGGCAAGCTGGTCTGGCGGCCTGCTGTCTGCTGCGCCCGGGGGCTATGGCCAGCGCTATGAGATGTGGAACTGCGATTCCACAGATACAAACTATAGAATCTGGATTGAAGATTACTCAGGATCTATCAAGCAGAGCACCACGGTTTACAAGGACGCATTTAGCGGTGGCACAAAGCACAGCTATATCTTTGCCAGCACCGCGAATGCTGAATACCCCCTCATCCAATTGGTTGGGCCGGACTTCTTTGCGGACAACGCAACCACAGGCAGCAGCGTCACCGCCACAGTTGAAATTGTCACGGACAACGTGACGTTGACAGATGGCGAATGCTGGCTTGAGGTTATGTATATGGGCACCAGCGGAGTGCCTCTCGGCACCTGGGTCACAGACTGCAAGGCCGACGTGCTGGCGACCGCCGCGAACCAAGCCACGAGCACTGAAACATGGACCACGACCGGCCTGACAACCCCGGTCAAGCAGAAGCTATCAGTCAGCTTCACACCGCAAGAGGCTGGCTATGTGATCGGGCGTGTGGTGCTGTGCAAGTCGAGCACGACTGTCTACGTTGATCCGGAGTTGGTGTTGTCATGACTCAGCAGCGCCAAGTCCCTGGTGTTGGTGCTCTTGCAGACGTAGGCACTAATCAGCGGATGCTGCCGGGCGGTGGGGACATTACCCCCGCAGCAGGGGGGCCTGCGACATATAACGTAACCGTCACAGAGGCGGTTACGTTGGCAGATGCTCCAGCGAGTACTGCAGTATTCAGTACAGCGGGTGCTGAGTCCATTACGCTGGCAGACACCCCAGCAAGCTCCGCAGTACTCAACGACTCAGTCACTGAGTCTACGGCGCTAAGTGACACAGCAGCCGGCGCCTGGAGCACCCCCGCAGCGCTTGCTGAGGCAATGTCGCTGGCGGATGCCAGCGATGCCACTACGGGGCCGAACGTCTACAATGACTCGGTAACAGAGGCCTTTGCACTGGCAGACAGCAGTACGGGGGAGTTCCCCTTCCAGGCGCCGCAATTCAGCGGTGCCGACGCATGGCCCCGTAAGCGGGACACGCTGCGGGAAGACGTGCTGGACGCAATTGAACAGCTTGCCCCCTCCAAGAAGATTGAGCGGGAAGCAAAACAAGTCTTCAAACGGGCGGTAGACGCGCCGCAAGCCCCCAGCATAGGCCCTGCCCTTGCCCAGGCCATTACAGGGGCGTCTGAACGCATCCAGGCCCTCGTGGCGCAGGCCATTACGCAGGCCCAAGCGCAGCAGCGCAGGGCGCGGCGCCGCAAGCAGCAACAGCAACTCTTACTGATGTGAGCCACCATGCCAACCTATGACTATAAGTGCAAAGAGTGTGGCGCTACTGCCCACTCAGTGCAGTCTATTGCATCATACGTGGAGCGCCCCCGGGTGCCGGACTGCCCCCACCACGGCAAGATGGAGCGGTGCATCACGGTGGCGCCTGGATTCAGTGGGCTGGCGAACGCACTGGCGGGGGACAGGCACTACGATGGGATGCGTGCCCCGGATGGCACGGACATATCTAGTCGCACCAAGCACCGCGAGTACATGAGGCGCCACGGGCTCACGACTGTGGATGACTTCAAAGGCACTTGGAAGAAGACGGAAGACGAACGGACTGCGCTGCGGCAAGGCACGTTCCAAGACAAAGAGCTGCGCGCGGACCTGACCAAGCAGGTCCACACCGCAGTAACTAAAAACTGAATAGGAGTGACTATGGACGAAGAACTTGAGAGTGGGGACCTGCGTAATGACCTCGCCGCCGCATTCAGCCAACATGCGGAAGAGGCCCCGCAAGCAGGAGAATCAGCAGCAGACCGAACCCGAGACGAGCAAGGGCGCTTCGCCCCCACCACAGCGGCTAAGGACACGCTTCCTGCGGATAAAGAACCGCGAGCGGAAGTAGCGCAGCAGGGCACGGAGCAGCCAAGCAATTTGCCCCCGGCTCCGCCGCCCCCGGGCAAGCTGCCGGTCGGCTGGACTAAGGAAGAGCTGCAGGGGTGGGAGGCAATGCCTCCTCACCATCAGGCCGCAGTGCTCCGCCGTGAGCAGGAAATCAACGCCACTCTCTACCGCACTGCGCAGGAGCGGAAGTTTGCCGCAGAAGTGCAGCAGTCCCTGCAGCCCTACATGCAGATGATTCAGTCTGAGGGGGCAACCCCCGTGCAGGCTATCCGCAGCGTGATGGAGACTGCGGCATTCCTGCGCACTGCTACACCACAGGACAAGGCGGTGCGGGTTGCACAGATGATTCAGCAGTTCAAGGTGCCCATCAAGGAACTGGCGGACGCCCTGGACCAAGCTCCACAATTCGACCCTACGCCGCAAGTGATGCAGGCAGTGCGACAAGAGCTAGCTCCTGTGATGCAGATGCTGCAGCAGCAGGAGCAACAGACCCTGCAACAGGCCCAGCAGGGGGTGGACGCCTTCCTGAGCGATGCGCAATACCCCTACGCGAAGCAGGTAGCCCCTATCATGGGGGAGCTTATGGAAGCAGCAGCGGCGCGGGGCCAGCAAATGACCTTGCAAGACGCCTACCAGCGTGCTACACTGCTTCATCCTGAGGTCTCTCACCGAGTAATTGATGAGCGGGCTCAGGCTAAGGTGGCCCAGCTCACAGCAGCCGCCCAAAAAGCGAAAAGCGCAGCGGTCAGCGTTGCCAGTAGCGGCGCACCAATGGCGAGTAGCGGTGAAGATGGAGATGGGTCTCTACGCTCAGACCTCATGTCAGCGTGGCGGCAAGCCTCCGGATCGCGTTAATCATCTATTTGGAGCCCAATCATGGCATTCCCTAACGTAACGGATATCGTCGCAACGACGATTGAGAACCGTCGCAAGAAGATTCGTGATAACGTCACGAAAAACAACGCCCTGCTGACCTGGATGAAGAAGAATGGCAACATTCGCACCTTCACTGGCGGCAGCCTGATCTACGAAGAGCTGAGCTTCGCGGAGAACGGAAACGCTGGCTGGTACTCGGGCTACGACCTGCTGCCCGTGGCAGCGCAAGATGTGCTGACTGCTGCGCAGTACGACATCAAGCAGTGCGCGGTGCCTGTAGTCATCTCCGGCCTGGACGAGCTGCGCAACTCCGGCCCCGAGCAGATGATTGATCTGCTGGAAGGCCGCATGAAGGTTGCTGAGGCGACCATGGCCAACCTGATTGCCCAAGGCATCTACAGTGACGGCACTGGCAATGGCGGCAAGCAGCTAGTGGGGCTGGACGCAGCGGTGCCAGTCACCCCAACGTCTGGCACCTACGGCGGCATCGACCGCGCGACCTGGAGCTTCTGGCAGAGCAAGTCCACTACGGCAGGCTTGGCACTGACCACCTCCACGGTGCAGGCGGCCATGAACACGATGTGGGCCAGCTTGGTGCGTGGGGTTGACCGTCCTGACCTGATCGTCATGGACAACAACTTCTGGGCCATCTACATGGGCAGCTTGCAGCCGCAGCAGCGCTTCACTGATCCGTCCAGTGCCAACTTGGGCTTCCCCAGCATCAAGTTCATGGACGCGGATGTGGTTTTGGACGGCGGCATCGGCGGCTACGCCACCACGAAGACTGCGTACTTCCTTAACACGAAGTACCTGCACTTCCGCCCGCACGCCAAGCGCGACATGGTCCCCCTGTCGCCGAATCGTCGCTACGCCGTGAATCAGGACGCAGAAGTGCAGATCCTGGCCTGGGCGGGCAACATGACCAGCTCGGGCAGCCAATTCCAGGGCCGCCTGATCACCCCGTAAGGAGAGCAAAATGTCTGGTGGAGCAATCATTGGTATCGCACCTGCGGATATCCTCACGTCGTCGAGCGCCCCGGCATTCCGCCTGGGCACCCGTGGCGGGTACGATCATCCGACCAACGGGTATCAGGAGTTCGTCTACGGCCGAGCGGATGGCGCCGTCACTGCGGCGGGCTACGTCTGCGTCGAAGCCACTGGCAATGACTGGAAGATGGCGACCGTTACGGTCACCACTCCGGGCACCCAGGGTCCGGGCAGCCGGGTCGGTGTGGCGCAGGCTGCGATCGCGGACAACGGCTTCGGCTGGTTCCAGGTCTTCGGCAAGGGCAGCGTCCGCACGTTGGCTTCCGCAGCCAAAGGTACGCGCCTGAACAGCACCGCTACGGCTGGGTGTGTGGACGATGATGGCACGGCGGGAGCCGAATCCATCATCGGCATGGTGATCTACACCGCCACGGGCGGCGCGGAGGCCACCAACACGGACGGCATGCTGGCCTATCCGGTAGTTGGCATCACGCTGTAAGCTGAAGAGGGGGCCTAGAGCCCCCTCTCTTAATTAAAACTGAGGTATACACCATGCTTGAGACCCTAGATTACGACCACAACGTCTTTAACCAGGCTTCTCGCGAAGCTGACAAGAGCCTTGCTGTACGACTTTTCAAGGCGCCTGTGCGCAATGATGAGAAGTCTGTGCAAGAGGGCCGTCCGATCTTTGACGACACGGTGATGATTGAAATCCGTGTGCGTGGGGACCGGAACAATGTGGTTCAGCGCCCAGTGCGCCCAGAGGACAAGATGCGCTTCCGCGAAGCGTTTTTGGGCTTTGAGCGAGGGGAGCAACAAGGCGCCAGCGGTACGCCCCTCGCCCAGTGGCCCCTGATGTCCGCTTCACAGGTGGAAGAGTTGAAGTATCTGGGCTTTCACACTGTGGAAAACATTGCAGACGCGCACGACGGCGTGCTGGGCAAGTTCCCCGGGCTGCGTAGTTTGCAGGAAAAGGCCAAGCTGTTCCTTGAGCACGCCAAGGGGGGCGCCCCCATGGAGCGGCTCCTGAAAGAAAACACTGACCTGAAGTCCCAAGTGGATGTGCAGCAGCGCACCATTCAAGACCTTAGCTCTAAGATGGAGGAACTCACCAACAAGTTCACCAGCTTGGCAGAGAAAGTCGCCACGAAGAAATAAGGGGACCTAGATGGCTACTCAGTGGAACCGAACAATTACGGGCGCCCAAGCGGTGTCCGACGTGATGCGCAACCTGGGGTTCACTCCCCCGAGCACTGCGGTATCTAGTTCCACTGACCAGATTGCAGCGCAGATGTGGGCGCTGGCGTCGGAAGTGGGGCAGCTACTGCTTGATGAGCACGACTGGGAGTTGCTCAGTAGTGAGCACACCATCACGACGACCCCAGCAGTTACCGAATACGCCCTGCCTGACGATTGGCACCGCTACATCCCCGATGCGCAGTGGAACCGCACCACACGCCTCCCAGTGGTGGGCAGCCTGAAGGAGTTTGAGTGGCAAGCGCTCAAGGCCCGCAATCTGGCCGGCACCACATTCACGATGCTGTACGCCATCCAGGGGGGCAACGTGGTGTTCTACGAGCCCGTGGACACTGTGCAGACCATCGTGTTTCCCTATGTAAGCCGGGGCTGGGTGCAGGATGGCAGTGACTACCGAGACAACTTGACTTCGGACAGTCAGGTCGTTCTGTACGACCCCCAACTATTCAAGCTGGCCCTGACCCTGGCCTGGAAGGACGCCAAGGGCTTTGACCTCACGCGCAGCCAAGCAGCATATGAGGCTCAGTTACGCGCTGCCAAGGGCCGGGACACAACCAGCCGCACTCTGTCACTAGTCAACAATGCTGGATACCCGTACCTGGGCTACCTGAACATTCCTGACTCTGGCTACGGGGGCTGAGCATGCTTACATCTGGGGCAAAGGCACGGGCACCTAGCCTGCGGGTGCAGAAGGTAGCGACCATTCCGGCCCCCGTGGGGGGCCTGAACGCCCGAGACTCCTACGCCAGCATGGCCCCCACGGACGCCATTTCACTTGTCAACTGGCTGCCGGACACGGGCGGGGTGCGTTGCCGCAAGGGGTATGCTGAGTGGGCCATTGACTTCCCCAGCAGTAACGAAGTTCAGAGCATCTTCGGGTACTTCGCCCCGGGGACCACATTCTCGGCAGCGGAGTTCGTACCGCAGCCCAGCTCAGTCCCCGGCAAGCTCTTCGCAGCCACCAAGGCGGCGATCTACGACATCAGCACCAGTACCAACACCCCGACGAGCGTGCAGGCGCTGTCTGGAGGCACCTACGCAGGATGGATTAGCCATGCGCAGATGACCAACTCCGCAGGCACCTACCTACTGGTGTGCTCAGAGACTGACGGGTACTACTACTACAATGGAGCAACTTGGTCTGCTGGGGGCACTACTGGCCTCGCATCTGCAGACGCGGCGTTCCTCATGGTGTGGAAGCGGCGCATCTGGCTGGTGGAACAAGACTCTACGAGTGCGTGGTACCTGCCGGCCAACGCAGTCACCGGGGCGGCCACAGAGTTTGACTTTGGCCCCGGATTCAAGACGGGCGGCAAACT